GCCTTTCTTGCTAAAAACTCATGGGGTAAAAATTATCCTCTTGTGTGGATACCGTATACAACAATGCAACGTCTTCTTAATGAGGATGGTGAAGCTGCTCTTATAACTGATGAGGTTGAAGTTGATTTCGTCGGTTACATATTTACAAAACAGCTTAAAATAGGATCGAGAAACAAAGATGTTCTTGCTCTTCAGCGATGGCTCAACAATCATGGATATACTGTAGCATCTGAAGGTGCCGGATCTCCGGGAAACGAAACTAATTACTTCGGCGCTCTTACTCGTACTCAAGTTCGAAAACTTCAACTTGATCGTGGCATTGCTAAGCAAACGGATGCTGGGTTTGGACAAGTCGGTCCAAAGACTCGAGAATATCTAAACAAAACAAAATGAGAATAACTTATCCCGAACTGTTAAGTGGTAGAAGGGATCGGTATGTTCCATCAAAAGGACGTACTGCTACAGTCAATAAACCGAAGATGCTTATTGTGCATCATACTGGTGGAACTGACTCAGCTCCTTTAGCTGATAGTTCTAATTTCACTTTTGATCAGTGTAATGAACTTCATCGTGTGGCCTACAATTTTAAATCATCTCTCGGCTACTATGTTGGATACCATTACTATATTGATAAAAGGGGTATAATTAAACAAGGTCGCGCGGATACTGACGAAGGTGCGCACACGATTGGCAAAAACTCCGTCTCTATAGGCATATGTCTTGCCGGAAATTTTGATGCAACACTTCCGACAAAAGCACAGGAGGTTGCGTTGGCTAAACTCCTTTCGGAGAAACTGACTCAATATAAATTATTGCCTTCGGATATCAATCCTCATCGTTCATACTCCGGTAAGACTTGTTACGGTAAAAAGTTAAGCGATAATTGGGCTAGAGATCTGGTGAAGGTTGATCTAAAAGCGCGGGCTTTGGAAATGATCAAACACGCTCAAGATGATATGGCTCAAGCGGTCGCAATTATCAGCCAATTAAATTAAAAAACATGCTTTGGACCATTTTGGTTATCATCTTGGTGCTATGGTTACTAGGGGCTTTAGGTTCAACTCCCTACATCTCTGGTAACACACACTGGGTTCCTGTAGTTATCGTGATAATTTTGCTATTTCTTTTACTACGATAGATATAGATAGGTATAATTTCTCTGAAGTTGTACCTATTCTGTACCTATGTTGGTGCAGTACGTTCTTTACAGGAGTACCACATGACCCCGTTTACCGATCCGGCGACGATCACGCTGGGCCTATGGGTGAAAGGGCTGACCGATGAAGAGGCGACGCACATCTTCAAAACGGCTGCCACCAGTCACCCCACCCTCAAGATCACCGATCCCGACTCATGCGCTGAGAACTGTCTCATCCTGCTCAAGGATGCGCGCGGTGAGAAGACGAACCTCAACCGCCTGACAAAATACTACCGCGACAGACTCGCGCAAGAGTACCTCCGTTGCCACGACGGCATGATGGCCTGAGTTCCTTGCGACATGGATGTCGCGCACGTCCCCTTCCGTACCACACGGCGGGGGACTGTTTTTATACACACCTATGATATAATTAGACTATTATCAATAAACGATAATTTATGAATAAACGACTAAAATCTTTTGGAATGGTGTTCGGATCTGTGGCGCTTTCAGCTTTTATTGCTTTAGCTCCTACAGTCGAATTTGCCAACTTTGTTCAATGGGTCTATGACCTTGCAGCAAAAGCGGGCGTTCCAACAGTAGTGACATCACTTCTTGCAGCATTTATTGCTCAAATGTGGTTCATTTGGAGAAACTCAGTCAACGAAAAGAAGATCAGAAAAGGTGGATACCGAACTGTGTCTGAGGACTACACTCCTTACTAGCTAATACTAAACAACATTTTACCTGCAATTTTAATTGGTGCAGCTTTTCTGCTGGTACCTATAAACGTACAGGCCGTTGCTTCTCCGGCTGACTGTGAAAAATATCGACCTATGTTTGAGAAGTATGATTGGGATGTGGAAATGGCAATGGATATAGCTTGGGCTGAGTCTGACTGTAATCCAAAATTCCACAACTGGAAGGACAAACATAAAACCTGCCTCGGTTCATGGAACTTAATGCAGGTTGGATGTCTTCACTATAAGAAAGGTGAAAGCCGTGACAACATTGCTCTAAACATTGCGAAGGCTTACCGGATCTATTCCGATAGGAATGATACGTTCAGGGCTTGGACAACATGCAAGAAGGTTGCCGGTTGCTTACAGTAATTTCTGTAACTCCTGATAAACAATTTCAAAAGTATAAAGCGCGATCCAAAACAGGAGCGCGCTTATTACTATTTGGAGTAGTTTTTTTATTTGCTTAACCATGTTCTCAATAACATTACCCCTCCAACAATTACCGCTGTGAAGACGAAGCCGAAGAGTACTCCCCACCACGGGTTAGGTCCTTGTGAGTCTTCGTGATCATAGTATCCCATGTTAGCTTTTCTTAAGAATAATTCCGAAGTTGAAACTACCGTCCCACTCGAAGCCGATGACCCCGTGCTTCTGATGGCATAGCTCAAGAAACTCTTTCATTTCTTTTGTGAGCCTGTAGTATGCTACTCCTCCACCTTGTATCACGGTATCAGCAGGAAGGTTTATATCAATGGCTGTTAGATCTGGTTTCATTGTATTTTACTATTGCATCTACTAATTCTTTTGGATCACTGAAGCGCTCCGGTTCTTCAAATGGTCCCCCATATCCTTCATACAGTCCGAACGAAGCCATACCCCTGATAATTGATACATCGCCGACCATGATGTGACTTCCTCCTGTCGGATAGTATCCTATGAGATCGAGCAGTTTTGGTGTGGCTCCCGGATGAGGCTTGATCGTGTATTTAATGTCTCTACTTTCAAGCTCTCTCATAAGAGGTGTCATGTCATCCTGAAACTCAGGGCTGTTCAAGTCTTCTTCGGCTCTCATAGATCGCTGAGCTTAGGTTCTAATGGCTTTGGAAGCGTATCCCAATGATCATTGATCATCTTCTCTGCTTTAGAATTTTTAGGGATCATACCGTAATCATTTACATACCATTGAGGTCTTTGACCAAACATTCCCTTGCTCGTTTGAGCAATAAAAGGTAGATGTCCCATTCCATAGAGCATCTTACCTCCACTCTTCCATGTAATATCGTTGAGGGTGTAGTCTTTCAAATGCTGTTCTAAGAATGGTACCGTTTCTGAGTCCGGTAATTCTCTTCCAAAAACAGATCGACGACTTGCGTTAGAAGAGTAGATCATAACTCCAATAAATACTACCCATACTGCGACTAAAAATAATGCGTTCATAAGTATATAATTATATTATTATTCATTTTCTTCCCCGCTTAATGACCAACCGACTGTTGGTACGAGGTTTCCGTTCTTATCCTTGATCATCTTTTCTTCGTCCACATCGACCTCGAATTCAAACGGAGCGCCGGATACCGGACATATACCTACCCCTTTCTTCGGCATAGGAAATGGGATATCCATTAGCTCTTCGTTGTGGTTTGGACATCGAGGCTTGAATGATGGTCGTCTTTGATTTGAGAAATTTGTTGTCATAAATTATAGATCGTCAATTTTTCTAATAACTTCTTTCTTATTGGTACTTGTTCCAACACCTACCTCATCGCTCTGTACCCGCTTCTTACCCATGAGGTTTTGTGAAGATTTTACTCGAGCAATAGCCTTATCGAAGTGTGCCATCTGTACATCTTTTGCATTGTCGGCAACTGCAAGTCGAGCTGCTTGAAGTACAATGTTTTTAATAAGACCTCCGGTTAGTTCGTGTGCTGCAAGTCGTTCGATCTCAACGTCGATGTTCAACGGCATTTTTGCTGGCAACAATCCCTTCCAGATTGCAATACGCTGTTCAAGTGATGGGTTAGGGAACTTGATGATCAATGACAATCGTCGTTCAAGAGCTGAGTCCATGTCTGAGATACGGTTTGTTGCAAGGATCACTACACCTTCACACTTTTCAATTTCAGTAAGGAGCGTGTTAATTTCTGAGGCAAGGATCATACCGAGGTTTGCACGGTTCGCGATCAATGAGTCACACTCGTCAATAAAGAGTACCTTGTTATCTTTTTCACAAGTTGCAAATGCTTCTTGAATAGCACGGTTAGCTCCTCCCGGTTCTGACGATTGAATTTCAGCTGCTCCGATCACAAGAAGTTCTTTACCAAGTGCCTTTGCAATACATCGTGCGCCGAAAGTTTTACCTGTTCCCGGTCCTCCGTGGAACATGAGAGTCATACCGCGTCCGTATTCAATAAGCTCACCAAGACCCCATTCATCGAAGATCTTATCAGCGTGCTTGTGCTGTTGAAGAAGCGCAACTATTTCAGATTTGATTGCAGGATCAATAATAAGAGGATCGAGCTTAGTAGTATCAAGTGTTGCTGACTTATCTCCTTTCTTCCATCCAGTTTTTCCTTTAGGCTTTGGAGCGTCGTGATGCGGAACGATCTTAGCATCTAATATGCTGTATATATTTCGTGATCCGTTGTCCCAACTAATAACTACCTCAGGGCCGTGACGGTTTACGTCATCAACTCTTCCGGCAATGTAGTCTCCGTCACGTCCCCATTCAGGGTTATGTTCTTTTGATCGGGATCGACCTTCTCCTTTAATAAGGACAACTCGATCTCCGGGTGAAAATGGGTTCATATTATTGTTTCTTGATGGCATGTTGTAAGTAGTAAAGGCTACATTCTGGGACATGAGCTGTTGCTGCATCATCTTTGCATATTTCGCACTCACGTTTGAAAATATTTGACTGTATGGATCGTTCGGATCAAAATTATTTCCCATAGAATTACTAGCAAAAGCCATGTTAGTTTATAAGCCGTTTTCTTTTGTTGATTTTTCGACCTGTTCGTTCACCGCCTTTTCTTTTCGAGCGATGATCATTTTTGTGACCATGAAAAGCATTGCCGGAATTTCTCGTTCTCCGATAGCACTCATCATCAATGTCATACCTTCATTAAAAGCCTTCATGTGGGTAAGAGTAAAAGGAACTTTTTGATCAGCAAGAATATCCTTGATCTTATCTTCGATCTTCTTCTGTACCTCTTCGTCCACCATCTCTTCAGCCATCTCAGCCATAAGAGCGTTAGTTTTCTTTCGGTATTTTTCAGTGATAGCCTTGCGACGTGCTATCTCTTCTTCGTCTAATTCTTCATCATGTTCATGTTCGTTATCCATATATTTTATGTTTTATTTTTATAATACTCACCACCCTGTCCTCCTCATAAAAGGACAGAAGCTAAGTACTACGATTGCTTTGCAGCGTCCCGATCCTTACGCTTTTGCTTCATTGCCTCGATAGTAGCTCGAGAAAATTCAAGTGTAAACTCTTCGAGATATTCCTGATCCTTCTTGTCTTCAACAATAGCATCAGCGAAGTCCTTTGGTTTGATGCCTGACAAACGAGCGAGGGTCATAATGAAACTAACTCCCATCATTCCCATACCTTCTTCAGCTTTTTTTGGATCCATTTTATTTTTTGATATTAAGTGCTTCTTTAATAAGATTTTGAAGATAACCCTTTCGATGCTTTTTTGCGAGGGGAACTCCGGCCTTTCGGATTTCGTTCACCATGTACTGCACTTGCTGTCGGTCTAGCTTCAATTCTTGAGCAACTTCATCAATAGTGTGGGTATCCCATACCTTCACCAACTTTTTGATTTCTTCCTTTGTCCAACTATGTCGTTGTAATTTCTGAGACATATTAGCGGTTATTAAGATTTATAAATGGCATTGTTGATCCCGGAATAAACTGTGTAGGTAGCTGTCCATTCCATTTTTCAATAGCCTTTTCTTCAACTTCGAGAGCCTTCAATGAAACGTATTTTTCATTGCTTGCTGCTTGAGACTTGAGCCGGATGGCTTCAGCTTCTGCTTGCGCTCTCACGATTGCTTGCTTACCTTCAAGCTCGATACGAACAAGATCGTTTCGTGCCTTCTCAGCTTGCTGTTGCGCTGTTACTTTGGCTTCGATGGCTTGAGTAAAGCTCTCTGAGAATTTAACGTCGGTGATGTTTGATTGTTCGATCACGATGTACTTATCGGCAAATCGTTCATTCAATAGTTTAGCTGCACGGTCCGCGAACTCTGCTCGTTTTCCAACAAGCTCATTGGCTGTGAATTGTGCTGATGCTGTTTTAATTGAGTCTCGAACTGATGGCCGAATTACATTGTCTTCGAACGCCTGAAGTGTTTTATACTGAAGGTAAATCTCGACAACCTTTGATGGGTCAATATGATAATTCGTAACAGTTGCGATCGTTGCATCCTGAAGATCCGACGACGCTGCTGTTAATGGATTTTCCTTTTCATATACTACACTCTGAGTTCGAACATCAAACTTCTTTACACTTTCTATAAATGGAAGTTTGAAATAAACACCTGACTCTACTGTTCCAACAACATTACCGAGTCTCACTTTCACTCCTCGTTCTCCGGCATCTACGACTCCGAAAGATCCGAAAATGATCATGAGTCCGAGTAGTCCGAGAAAAACATAAAGAGCAATTTTAATTGGATTTGGTTGTCTGCGTGATGTAGGATACATATCTATTATTTATTTTTAAGTGTCTCTATTAAATTTTCTAGTTCTTCGAAATATTCATACTGTTCTGCATTGAGTTCCTTTTCATTCTTTTCAAGATATTCATCTCGATGAGCTGTTAGGATATCAATAACAGTATTTACATCTCGTTCATTCTTTTCACTTACTTCAAAAAAGATTTCACCTTCTTCGAGTTTTCGCCATTCTGCTTCTGACTTCTTTTTATTCTCACCTGAGAATTTAATTAGTCCTGTAACAGGATCAGCTTTTACTTCACCGTTCTTATCTTTGTCTGCGTACTGCTGTTGAATTTCTGTTTGAGCTTCAACGATATCATCATGGAATGGACGTAAGTCTCTTAGAAAACGTCGTCGTCCTGCTGATTGAGTAACTTCAAGTTTTATATTCTTGAGTACTGCATTTGCGAACGTAACCTGTCGATTTTTTAGTTTCATACTTTTGTTGTGTCTTTATACATTAAGTAATGGGTTTCCGTAACTTTTGCTATTCCTTTCTCTCGTTCTTTAATCTTCGCAAGCTCTACCTTTTCTTCTAGCTCTTCGACCTTAGGGCTGTATTTGTAATTCTTGCGACTGGCAATAGAAAAGCGACCGAACTCGGTTTCTTCTTTGGTCTTGCCGGACTTTTCAAGTTCCTGCATGACTGCACCTTGTAGAAGTTTTGCTTGCTCCTCAAGGGCCGAGATCTGTCGCTTCACTTCTGCGTAATCTTTGAATATTTGTATATCCATATTTTATATTTAATGTCTCTGTTAATAAATCTATGTTAGCATATCCTTTTACTTACCGCAAGTAGAAACTTATCCACATTCTACTTACGACATCTTTTTCCTGTCCCGTCTACTGTTTACCATCTTCTGATAAAATTCTTTAGGACGCGGTTTCTTTTTATGACCCTTCTTCGCGATGAGACTCATGGCCTTGCTTATGAGTTCTCGTTCGGGGATTGGAAGGATCCGTTTCTTTTTTGCCATAGGGTGTAATCTTTACTTATGTCGCGAGCGACCTTGATAATTTCTCGTTTCATTTTCTCGATCTCCCATTTGAATACACGCCGTTCAAACATCTTCTTTTTACCGGTGAGTTCTAGCTCTCGAGTTTCTGTATTTAATATGTGGCCGTTGAACTCCACACTTCTGTTCTTGAATTTTGTTTCGAGCCATTCAAGTTTAACGATTGGATTGTACTTACCATACTTAAGCAGAACGAGTAGAGAATAAAAAACAAGTTGCTTGTGTTTCTGAACCTTCACTCTATCCCACGGCGCATTTCCTTTTGAGTCTAAGTGTCCGGTCTTATAGTCCGTGATACCTAAACTTTCTTCATTGAAGTTGTCGAGAAACCCCATCAACTTGAGATCCTCTGTTAGCCAAACTTCAATCTGTTTTTCTCCATCCGGTGACAACTGTTCGTGAACAGTTTTACCAAAAATAGTTTCAACAGTTTCAAATGGTTTTTCGTTTTCATAATATCTCCTTCGAAATGCGTCCTTGTCTTTCTCCCATAGCGAAAACGCTGAGTAAGAAAGGTACGGTCTTGGAAGGTTGTAAGTCATAAAGATAGTCTAACATAATGCCTTACTTACCGCAAGTTGCGCATTTATTTATAGTCTGCTATACTAGGTGAGTTGGCAAATTATTAAATTAAACATGTAAAATATGTCACAGAATTTTGACTTCGATAAATATAAGGAACATACACTTACACGACCTCGAGATGAGGCGTGGAGTAATTGGAAGAGTTGGAAAGGTGCTGAGGTGGGTGAGAAGGTTCAGGGATACGTCGCTGATGCTTTCTATCGACCAGAAGAAAAAGACGGTGAAACTGTAGCGTTCCGCGCTCAGCGAGGCGTCACCATCAAACAGCTTGACGGTACTCTTATTAACGTAGGTATCAAAGATCTTTCTTTCGTACTTGCATCGACTGATAATCTCCGAGTAGGGGACCCTATCACAATCGAGCTTACTAAGATCATGCCACCAGCTAAGAAAGGACAGCAAGGCGCAAAAGTATTTAGTTACTACGGTGCGAACCTTCCACAGAACGGTGGAAATAAAACAGTAAAACAGCTTACGGATGAGGATCGTCTAGCTGGGGGTTCAAAAGATCCTATTGATCCTGAAGTCGCAGCAGCCAATAAAAAAGCTGATGATGATTTCGATGCTCTAGGTGAGGACGAAGATCCTACAAAGTAAAGTTGAAAGTTTCACCGTGCTTGCCAACCGCGGTACAAGAAAGGCCATCGCATGTTACAACAAATGCTTTGGCCTTTTTTAGTACCACAATATCAAATGGGTTTCTTCGTCCCATGTCTGGTAGTTTATATTTAAATTTTCCTTGCTTCACTTGATCAAGCGCAAGGTCCTGATGGGGTTTAGTTTTATTTCCTTTTACTTTTACTTCAATAGCAACATCATCGGGATAGTTTTGTAGGAACCATTCCGCAACATCCGGCGTGATATCAGCCTCATCGTGTTTTCTTTTTTTTGGTAGGTCGGGTAGGTGCATGTCCCTTTAATGATAAAGGGCAATTAGGTTTCGGGCAAATACATTTTTCTTTAACATACCCCGCGAACTCTCCTATGTACCCGTTCTTGATTATTTTATCGTAATTTTTCATAGCATTTTACGCAGTAAGCGAAATGTTTTCCATGAGGACAAAATCCATCTCTTTTAATTAAGCAAAATACGCATAGGGTAGGTGATCCAGCTTTCTTGGCGCAATCCTCGCACTCCTTAAATTTTTTAACGGGTATTATCATAACGCAAAAGGGTCCACTATTTTAATGGACATTGTAAATTTTTTACTGAGACTATTTGGATCGTCTTCTTTCTGTATTTTTATAAGTCCCTTTTTATATAACTCTTCAGCAATAGCCTGAGTCATGGTTCTTAATACAGCCTCCTCTGCTCCTTCATTCATCAACACTTCCTCAGGAATTAGTTGCTGAGCGAACAGCTCTTTTGTATCTTTCTCATTTATATAGAACTCTCCATTATGTACTAGATGTTTCATTTGGTTTCCATTCTGAAGGCACGAAGTCTTTTCCGAGCTGTATGTTTCTTAATACTGCCTTATCGCAACGGCCTCCCATTAGATAATAAAATTTCACCGGATGAAGATTGTGAATTCGTCGAACGCGGAATTTCATTTGCACAAAGTCGCGGACCGAGTAACTCATTGATGCGAAAGCAACGGCTGAGAATTGATCACCATCGAAGCCCGCGCCAAGTGATGCTTGAACAATGAAGTAACACTCGTCACTTTCTTGCGCTTGCTTGATGATGTTCTCCTGATCCTTCACGCCTCCATAAATTGCAAACGTCTCACGATCTTTTGATAGTTCCTTTTGCAACTGATCTATCTGCTCTCGATAATATGCAACGACTAATACCTTTCGATATTCCTTTCCGATTGCCAAAATTTCCTTTGGCTTGTTGAGCTGTTCATGTCGATGCTCTTCGAAAAATGCTTTTGATCCTTCCCATTCTGTTGCGTCGAAAGGTTCTGAAGGTACCAATATCTTTTCCTCAGTGATAGGTGGAACTTCTCCAACACAATCTTTGAGCAGTACAATGTCACAATACTTTTCGAGTACCGGCTTGATCATCTTACGCCAATTTCTTTTCGGTAGCCATGCTGGACGTGGCATGTACCGTTCCTTCTTCAGTTCGAAAAAGTGAGCGCGCCATTTTTTCCAATCAATATATTTTCCACTGAGCGCGAGGATGGTATGTAAATTCCACGGCGTTGATCTTATCGGTGTAGCCGTGAGCAAAAGAGTTATCGGATTATATGTACGAATAAGGTTGTACATTTTCTCTGATAATTGTGATCGCGCCTTTGTAAAAAGAGGAGATGCAAACTCATCGGCCTCATCAATTACCACAGCTGACCATCGTTTTAATGGATGTTTTTTAAACTCCTCTTTAGATAGCACAGTAGCTTTAGTTCCCCATAGACGGAGTGCTTCTAACCACTTCTTTACTACACGCTTAGGACATACCACAAGGGCGTCATCATCTCGTCCATCCTTAAGCCACAGACATGCACAAATAGTCTTACCTGTACCTCCTTCATGCACCAAAATACGTTTGCCTGTATAGTCCTTTTGGAATTTTTCTTGATGCTTCAAAGGTTTCATATATATAGTCTATCATATTGACATACTTACCGCAAGTAGGTTGAGTGTGTTTTCCACTATTGCAACATAAAAGGATTTGGTATACTAGTGTTATGCAATTTAATAAAGTATTTCAGGATTGGCTTACTGCCAATAAAATAACAAAGAGTGTACAAGAAGAGTTCAATCTTTCGTTTGCTGAAGACATCGTTATTCCCGTCTATGATATTGAAGGGAATTTTATTTTTAATAAGTACCGACGAAGTCCTCTATCAAATGAAGGTCCGAAGTATAAGTATGATCGCGGAGGTAAGGTGTCCCTGTATGGTATCCACAAAGCAAAAGACTGTAACCCAATTTTAATAACCGAAGGAGAAAAAGATTGTCTTGTTGCATGGAGCCATAACATCCCCGCTGTTACTTCTACAGGTGGAGCGCAATCATTCCAAGATGAATGGAAGGATTATTTCCTGCCAAAAGAAGACGGAGAATTCGCGAAGGATATTATTATCTGCTACGACAATGACCATGCGGGCGCGGAAGGTTTAGTGAAGACGCTCGATATATTACCGTGGGCGAAGGTGATGTTCATACCGGACATGCCGAACGTGAAGGATATATCTGACTATGTAAATGTTGGAGGCAATCTACATGAGCTACTAAAGACCGCGCGAAAGTTTGAGTCTATAGATGAAGTGACTGAAGACAGATCACGGCGCATTGCTACATTTCAATCAGTGTATTTTCATGACGCATATATAAAGGCGCATACTAAGGTTGCCAATGTACATGCCGAAAGGAAAACGTACTCAAATGATGTAGTAACAAATGCGCGTGCATATCCGATAACAAACCTGATGGAGTTCAAAAAGAATACAGCGCGCTGTCCGTTCCATAATGAGAAGACTCCTAGCCTCCACTATTATCCGAAAACAAATACCTGTTACTGTTTCGGCGGGTGTGGCAAAAGCTATGATGCGATCGACATCTATAGCAAATTAAACGGCGTGAAGTTTCGGGAAGCCGTTGAGCAATTAAATAAACTTGTATGAAACTCAACGAATTAAAAACCGAAATTCAAAAGTACCAATATTTTGAGGACACTTCGATCATAGATGTTTCTTTAGCTTCTGTTATTGCCAACCGTTTGAAGCTCGGCGATCCTGTTTGGTTAATCATTATCGGTGCATCGTCTGGTGGTAAGTCACAAATACTCCGACCCCTTGCGATGACTGATGAAAAATTTATACACCGTGTTGATGACCTTACAGAAAACACTTTCCTATCTGGTGCAAAAGTAAAAGGCGATGAGCCTGTGTCGTTGCTCTTGCGCATTGGTAATCAGGGTATCATTGTTATATCAGACTTCACTGTGCTTATGAGTAAGAGTACTGAGTCCCGCGCGACGATCCTTTCTCAGTTGCGTATGCTCTACGATGGAGAGATGACTAAGTACTCTGGAAATAGTCCGAAGCCGATCAAGTGGCCCGCGTCTGGTACTGGATATTTGGGTATGCTTGCGGGTTCTACGCCTTCTATCTATGCACACTTTGAGGATGTCGCGGACATGGGTGAGCGATTTATATATTACAGAATGAAGGAAGCGGACCCGCTGAAAGCTACTCGACTTGCTCTATCCCGTACCGTATACGGTCGCGAACTCGATAAGATCATGAGCGATATGTACGGTGACTATATAAAAGAGGTAGTAAAAAGCATTGATCCTGCAAAAATAGAACTGCCTGAGAATGTAAAAGAGCGCATTATAGAAGTCTCAATGTTTGCTGAACGGGTACGAACTACAGCGCACAAGGAATGGAGAGGCGAACTGATCGACAAAATCCCTGTACCTGCCATGCCTATGCGTGTGGCTCTACAGCTTACGTCCGTAGTAAAAGGACTTGGAGCGATTAAGCTATACGAAACAGGTTCATGTGACTTTAATGACGAGGACATGGGGACAATAGACTGGATGGCCTACTCACTCGCAAACGAAGAGAAGCGCGCCGTGCTTAAGGTAGTGGCAAGCGTGGCCTTCGATACTAAGGTTACGACCTCAAGTATTGCTGACATGGTAGGACTCGACACTAAAATAGTGCGCGTGATCCTTCAGAACCTTGCCTCAGTGGGTGTACTTGATCGAATGGGTGACGATGGAAGTCTTACATGGGGATTTAAAACAGAAAGCGATTACAATATTGTACGTCGTATAGAACATATCAAAGGTATTACGGAACTCGAGAGCCGTGGCATTACCGCTGAGGAAGAACAGGAAGCACCGACGGAGGCTGACATCTTCTTTGATAGCATTGGTAATAATGACCGACCTCATTAGGACCAAAGAAAAAGGACCCGCAAGGGTCTTTTTTCGTGTGTGTATACCGCAGTCTATATGGCTTAACACCTTATAGGTGTTAAGTTTATATGTTTTCCTGCCTATTGTCAAGCGGAATTTTTGGCCGTCCCGCTTTTCTTGTCGGAAGTTTATAACCCGCGTCCCTAAGCTGTTTCATATATGAATAGATCGTTGCGCGTGATCGTTTAGGCTTGAGCATCTTGCCTATTTGCGCCGGACTGTGTTTCTCGAGTAGCGGTATTAAATCTGAGAGGGTTTTTAAAATCATACAAATAAATTATTCTTCTCTAATAGTTAATTCTCTTTCAATCTCTAATAGCTGGGCTAGTGCTTCAGTATGCTTAAATCCTGTCCCTTCTTCGATCTTTGCGCACAATTCCTCCCGCGCTTCGAGTAAATCGTCATCCTCCATTGCTCCAAAATCTGCGTGACGATATTTTGATAGGTTAATATTACTCATTTGTTTTTGATCTTAAAGGGATAAATTTTAGCTGGTCCTTTCTCCATCCGTTTGGGTTCTTGAGCCATGCTGACCGGCTTGAAGTGAACCCTAAAACGTATAGAACACCCTGCATATCGCCTAAAACTTTATAGTATATTTTTGATTTTGCTTTTGATTTTGTGATTGTGCGTGTCATATATTTAATTGAATATTATATTGTCTATGTGTTTGTTAATTGTTTTTTCCCATCGTGGACAAACTCCGTCCGGTGATCCGACTTCCTCCGTACAATAAATGCCGTTCATCTCCTCAATAGATTTATCCTTATATAAAGGTCGATTGATAAGATCTGAAATAGCTTTTACTGACTCGAAATCTGTTGAATAGTCAACGAAACCGGTCACGGCGCCTTTTGGCCGTATTCCTCCACAATTATTTTTAGAAACGGCTGTCCCTGTGGTGCAAAAATGTGTTTCTGCTCCGGCAATAGATACCGCCTCAACCCATCGAGGCAATTCGACAATCTCTGAAGCGTAAGCAACAAGCGGACTGTTGTATTGCTTCAGATAGGATTTTAAGGTGCTAACCTGTCCACCGATTAAAAACCCTGCTGACTCAATTCAAGCGCTCGGTCCTTGCTGGCTTTGATTTTTGCGTTTATCTCAGTTGTTCGCGCTGTTAATTCTGCCTCAAGTTCTGCCGTTCGCTTCTTTTCCCACCATAATTCAGCAGATGCGAGCGCCTGACGCTTGAATTCTTCGGTCTGCATGTATGTGTTGATCTCGTCTTGCTTCTTTTTTGTCTCTGGGTCGATCACTTCGCGAGCTTCTACCGCTTGCGTGTTCTCGATAACTATAGAGTTTTTATACTCCATATAGTAATAAGTCCCAACTGCTCCGGCTACCAAAACCAAAACTATAATTGCTTTTTTCATATTTTAATTATCTATTGTTAATATTACCGCGTCGAATGTTCCGTCCCCGTTGCTTTTCTCAATTTCTCCGGCGTCTACTGAGATCACCGGCGCCTCATCTACATACACAAGGCTATTCAATGGATACTTTGCGAGCTGTTCAATCAATTTTTTGACTGTGAGGCGTTCCGCTTCGCGTGTTGCTCCGCACTCTGAGCAAGTTCGACCGTCCCACTTGTGAGCCGTTTCGCCTTCCGTTGTTGGCTCGTCGTCCTCATTTAGTGAGGCTGGGCAAACTTCGGGGTCTAATAGGTATTCATTCATATATTATATATTGTATGTTTATTTATAATCGGCTTATTGAGCCTTATAAGGTGCCGGAGTGATCCGGCGCCCTAAAGACTAGTTAAGGTCTACCAATTCATACACACCTTCATTGATCTTTTTTACTGTTTCCGCTTTATTTTCTCGCAAAAACTCATTTCGATACTTGCCCGTTGTTCGTGAATAATCCCAGTAAGTTCGATCTAGCTTGATCTTGCTACCATCGAAAGGTACAAAAGCAATAACGCTTTTATAACTCTGAAAGAATAGCCCGTCCCGTGTTGCTATTACGAATTGATTGGGAACTTCCCGACCTGTTCGCCCTGTCATATTTTTTACTGTCGCTGTTTTATTTTCCATATATCTATGTTATTAACTATTTACTAATATACTAAGTATAGACGATAGCTAGATTATTGTCAAGACAATTACTAGACAATTATCCACATATTAGCAATACACAACAATACACAAGTGTGTGTCAAGTGTGGCCTATTGGGCGCTATCGGGTTATAATATCCGTAATATGTCAACAGTACCCGAGAAAATAGAAGACCTAAAAGACCCGCGACAACTTCGGACCATTGCATTATGGCGCAATCCTAAGAGCGAAACATTCGGAAACCTCCGAGCGAGTGCCATTCAAGCGGGCTATAGTGAAACATACGCGGACAATCTGACCCAACTCCGGCCCGTGTGGCTATCCCTAAGCGTTGAGCGCGATATAGAACGTGTCAAAAGAGCTGAGCGAAATTTAGACAATATTATTGATGTAGATATAGACCTTAATAATAAACAATATGATATAGACCTTGTCAAGCTACAAGCGGACGTGAGTAAGTTTGTATTAAAGACACTGGCAAAGGCAAAGTATACCGAAGACGACGAACCCGCACCGCCTAACGTACAAATAAACATAGTCAACTATTCAAAGGACAGCGCACCCGCGCCCGTGGTCCATGAAGCCGAGGCCGTAGACGTGGCACCGAGCGAGGCGGGCCGTGTTGTCGAAGACAACACACAATAGATCATGTCTTTCTTAAGACATTCCTTTTGTTTGAGTGTGTGTATATGTGTGTATAGTCTATATGTATGTGTATAGGGTAGGGGTGGTATACACGGGGGTACGTCACCAAAAATTTTTTAGTCACAATCCCGTACAGGGTCAATATTTTACAGACCTATTTTTTTAAACCTCGTTGACAACGCGAGGTTTTTATTGTGCCACAACTTATCCACTTGCTTTTTTTAGTTAAAATAGTTATCCTGATACCCATAGGGTAAGCAGGACTACTTATATCCTATCGGAATTATTTATTTCAATACGAATGTCCCAAAAAACGGCCTATCGACAGGGCCGTTTTACTTTTTTCGAAAAATTCAGCGCTTCGTCTCTATACACACGATTGTGTATAGTTATACACACCTTTACACACGCATACACACTATGCTAAAATACACACATGACAAGGCGAAATATATCAACAGACAAGCAAACAGACTTACTCATTAACGGTTTAGTGGCAAAAGGCTACACAGTATCCGGTGCTATTAAGGCTGCGCTCAAAAAGTTTTGCGAAGAGAAGGAGATCGAGCCTACTGAGAAGGTTTCACAAGAAACAGATCCGGAGGTAATCAGACTCTTCAACGAGTATAAGGAAAAGGATAATTTGTGTCCGAACCATCCCACACAAACTGTTTCGAAGTGCGGGTGTCTTGAGAATGGTGAACTTTTGAAGAGACTCATGGTATAATGTTGGCAAATGTCAACAGCGACTATTACTCTACCGTATCAATTTACTCCTCGATGGTATCAAATACCTACTCTTAGGGCGTGGGATGAGGGTATAAAACGAATTATTCTTGTCGGCCATCGACGTATGGGTAAGGACAAGATGATTTTCTCCAATCTACCCAAGAAAATGATGGAGCGAGTGGGTACATATTTCTACTTTTTGCCTACATACAACCAAGCGCGAAAGGTTATTTGGAACGGGGCCGATAAAGACGGCTTCCGTTTTTTGGACCATTTTCCTAAAGAGATCGTAAAAAACATCAATCAGACTGAAATGATGATCACGTTGATGAATGGATCTATTCTTCAGCTCATTGGAGCAGAAAATATTGACCGAGTGGTCGGAACCAACCCGGTCGGAGTCGTATTCTCCGAATACTCCTTGATGAAGCCGGAGGTGTGGAACCTTATTTCACCAATTTTGGCTGAAAACGGCGGGTGGGCCGTGTTCGTATACACACCCCGAGGCCAAAATCATGCGTATGAATTGCTAAAAAACGCGGAAAAAAATCCAAAATGGTTCGTTGAGGTCCTTCCGGTATCAAAAACTCAGGCTGTTCCGGAGGTAGACCTGTTAGAACAGAAGATGACCATGTCTTCAGCGCTGTATTTGCAGGAATATGAGTGTGATTTTACGGAAAATGCTAGTGCGGTGTTCAAAAACGTGCGAAGTAGGACGTATCCGTTGGCAAGTTACGAGCATAAGGACATGGGACTCTATCAGGTGGGCGTGGACCTTGCGAAAGCGAACGACTACACGGTACTCACCCCTTTTAACCTGACTACTTTTCAGGTAGGTCCTCAGGATAGCTTCAATCTCATAGATTACACCCTTCAAAAAGCAAAAATTGAAGCTGCCTTCTACCGTCATAACAAGGGTCGCATCATAATGGACGCGACCGGAGTAGGAACCCCTGTGGTAGACGACCTTTTGAACAAAGGTATCAACATTGCACCATTCACTTTTACATATAACTCAAGAAATGAGTTGTTGGTAAATCTTCAAATACTTTTGGAGCAGGACAAAATAAAAATTCCTGATGATCCTGAGTTGATCGAACAACTCGAGGCAGCTGTTTGGGATCTAACGGCGAATGGTCGAACAAGAATTACTGTACCTGAAGACAAACATGATGATAGAATGATGTCATTAGCTTTGGCGGTATGGGATATTCCTCCACGACCTGTTACTCAACACTCAATGACCAAAATCGTGCAAGCCGGTGGAGTTCAATCAATGTATCCGGAATTTGGTATTGGATAAGATTTACTTGTGGTATAATATTTTTAACATGCTATTAAAAGAAAAACTACTCAGCGAACATCGCAAAGAAAAAGAAGAGTCGATTGCATTTAAGAAACGACGCTTCTCACAATGGAACGAAAACTATTCTCTTTATCGTGATAAGGTAGACACAAATCGGTTGACGCAGCGACAAGCGATCAACATTCCGGTAATGCGCGAAACCGTGCAGACATGGATTTCAAAAATTGATGAACCGCCAGAAATGCGTTTCAAGTCTAGGGGTAGAACCAATAAGCACAAGAACGGAGAAATTATTGTGGATGAAATTTGGGGATACTACTACGACAAACTACGTTTAGATATTCTTGATCAAGTAGATAAAAAAGTGGTGGGCCTTCAAGGAAGGTCTTTCAAAATAGTTGGAATGAGCGCGGGGGAAATTTTCATTGATCTTATTGATCCGTATGATATTGAAATATCTCCTCGAGTAAATCCTCTTAACCTCAACTCCGCGCAATACATTATTCGAACAGGAATTTTCAAACCACTCCGAGAAATTCTTGCGAACCGAAAATACGATGGTGAAGCGAAGCTCGAACTCAAGGCATATTTAGATACAAAAGAAGGAATTATTCAGGCGAAAAATACTCAGGAAGCCTACCTTGAAAAAGTACAGCGACTCCGCGATCTTGGTGCTAGTAACTACGATGACTACAACGCTTCAGAAGTTCTTGTTGAAATAAACGAGAGCTACAAGATGGTATGGGATGTAGAAAAAAATCAGTTCGTAAGACACCTGATTATTTTTGGTGCTGATAAAGTTGTTCTCTATAACAAGCCAATTAAACTTGCTCTTGGTATTGGACGACTTCCTATTGTTACATGGGCTGATGATCCTGACCTCAATGACATTTGGTGTGATGGAAAGGGTGACTCTGTTCGAACAATCAACAAGGTGGTGAATATGTACATCTCACAAGATGTGGAAAACCGTGCATATCGAAACTTCGGTATGTACTTCTTCAACACAATGAATGGTACGTTCCAGCCAAAAGCCTTCGATCCAAAACCTTTCGGAATGTATGGCGTGCCGGGAAATCCAGCAGAAGTTTTGCAGCAAGTTCGCATCGAGCCTCTAAACGATACTACTCAGCAGATCGGCTTCTTAAAGGATCTTATTCAATCTTCTGTTGCGCAAACTGCTACTGAACGAGGAGAGCAAACTAAGAGTCGAACCACTCTTGGTGAAATTGAACTTAGTCTTCAGAACTCAGGACAGCGAAACACCACTTCTTCAAAACACTACCGACGCGCATGGGAAGAGATCGGAGAAATTTTCTACGAACTTTTGTCTAACAACACTAACGGAATTCTTACTCTGTACAAGAAGGGTGCCGATGGAGAGTTATACAAGAAGGATATCTATCCTTCAGATTGGCTCATGCCAGAAGGTTATCAGTGTCAGGTAATTATGAAGTCTGAAGCTGATGCTCTTGATCAATTTGCACTTCAGAAAGCTCAGTACACTATTGCAAATTTTGCCGATAACCCTGTAGCGCTTAAGATCGCGAAGCGAAAGCAGCTCGAACTTATGGATTGGACTACTGATGAAATTGAGCAAGCGATGCAGTTCGAGGATCAGAAAATGCAGCAGCCTCAAAATCCTATGGGAGGTGATCCTGCTGCGGGAGGTCCGGCTCAGCCAACAGGTCAGGCAACTGGTCGTATGTTTAACAATAGCCAGATGATGCAACAACAAACAGCATGAGCAATGTCCTAACTAGATTATTAAAAAAGCGGAATGTGAATGAATTTTCAGAACTCACCGCTGAGGAAAAAGAAACCTATCGTCAATGGGAGATCATTCTCAATGGTCGCAAACTCACTGATGATGATGTTGCTAGGTTCTTGGAAATTGAAAAACAGCAAGTAGAAGAGAAGCTCATTAACCCTGAGACTGTTGGACGTGCTGATGTTTTCTTAAAAATGAAACTCGAATTCATTACAAAAATACAGACATTTTTAAATAGTCCAAAACTCGAGAAGGCTATGCTCGAGCAGCAAATTAACAACATGCTAAACCAATAATATGAATAAACTTGATCTAACATTGCGAATTGAGGATAAAATAGCCGATAGAACCGGAGCTAAAAAGACAGTTCTTTGGGCTATCCTCAAAAGCAAAAAAGCCGGATATGAAAGTATAGTGGCGGTAAACGAGATCCCCGAAGACAGCGTGCTGTATAAGGAGGTCCGGCAGATCGCCGACGGCATGGTCGAGCTGCGAAGGAGAGAATTACAAGATCAATCAAAGCAAAAAAATGCGTAAAGATACATACTTCAGAAAAACAAAAGAGATCGCACGAAAAGCTGCTTCTACGAAAGTGGACCTCAGCGATGTGCGTCTCAATAGATCGGGTACTATCGGAACTGAGCCAATGGCTACAGCCGATGGTAAGCGATATACGGAGTTGAAGCTCGGAAAGTTGGGAGCCGTCCCACTTAAAAAGCCAAACTTCGTTACGAAAATGAAGAATGGTGTTATCAATGCTACCGCCAATGTTTTGTCGGCACCTGCGCAGCTCAATGCAAAGCGAAATATGCTGCGTGCTGATGCTGACACAAAGGCGTTGAAAACAGCACGGTCGTATGATAATGCTCCGGACTTCAACGATGATGGATCTGTGACCGATGCGTTCAAAGCGCGTATGGTTGCAGAGGAAGTTAAGCAACGTCTCAAGAAGAGAAAATAGCTTGACTATAAAAACTGTTATATAATTCAAAGTATGACAGTAGTCAAATAATTATAAGTTAGTAATTAACAAAAAAATTTATGGATTTCAAACGATTTGATGGTATGACAGTAGAAACTGCGATCAATGTGATCAAGCAGAAGCACTACCGCGATCTCGATGCTACAGACTTCGCGTTCTTAAAAGCTCGAGAAGATTACCTTTCTGAAGCAGATAAGGCAATTTACCTACAAGGTGAAAACCCTGCTGAAGTATTGGTAGAGACTACACCCCTCACTCGCGAAGAGCGCATTATTAACGAAAATCGACCCCTTCAGGAACAGGAGCATATCATTCGAGATGCTCGAAATAAGGCTGCTGAACTTGAGCTTAACGCTACTAAGCCATTGGAAGGAGAAGCTCGAACTGAGGCTCAAGAAAAAATTGTTGAAGAGCGAGCTGAAAAAGCTAAGGAGCTTGAAAAAGAAGTAAAGACTCTTGAAAAGGAAGCAGAACGAGTAGAAAAGGAAAAGGCAGCTGAGCAAAAGAAGGCTGATAAGGAAGCAGAAAAGAAGGAAACAAAAGAAGCAGGAAAATAATTATAAAGTTAGTTTAATTCCAAACCCTTTGTTATTCCTCTCGGTACCGGTTCGCCGGTATCGGAATGGAAAGGCAAAGGACGGACCAAATATATGTCAGAACACAACCCAAACCTAAACGAGGACGGAACTCCAAAAGCTCCCAACCCTAGTGAGACGGGAACGGCGCCAACCGGACAAGGCAACGATAAAGTCCCTGCCAACGACGATATCGACTACAAGACTAAGTTCAGCGAGTCATCAAAAGAGGCACTCCGACTTCTCGAAGAGAAGAAAAAAGCGGAGGCTGAAGTTGAGCGACTCAAAGCACTTTATTCTACAAAGGAACCTGAAAAGGATCCCGGCACCAGCTATGGTAACGATACTGATGGCATCCCCGGTTTCGATCAGCTAGGAGAGGAAGAGCAGAAAAATTTGCTTGCCTATACTAACAGTATAAAAAAGCAGACTCTTAACGAGGTATATAAAGATCCCGCATTGGCTTTTGCTAAGCAATCGTTTAACGAAAAACAATGGGGTGATGCTTTTGAACAAGTTGCAACTCAGTATCCTGAACTGCGCGAGTCTCGAGATGAATTCAAGCAAAAGTACTTCAATCCAAACAATGTTCCACAGAATATTGCAGATATATTGAAGGATCTTGCGAAAGTTCACCTTTTCGACAAAGCACAGGATCTAGGAGCTAAGAGAGCAATGGAGCAAAACGACCGTATTGAAATTGAGCGTGCGAAAGGTGGAGATAAAACTCCTACTGCCACACGTTCAATCGAAGATTGGAACCGTCTTGCTACAGAAAATCCCGCTAAGTTCGCTCAGCTGTCCAAACAGTTCGATGAGGATATGGCTTCAGGTAAGTTGAAATAGCCCGACTCCGTAAGGGGTTGGATTAACAACCTAAACTTACAAACGTGGCTAACAATTTATCCGCACTGACTCCGATTAAGTACTCACTTAAATTGGTAAGTCTCTTGTATAACGAAACAATTTATACAAAAATCACAAACACCAATTACGAAGGTGAAATTCGTAATGAAGGTGATCGAGTTCGTGTCCGAACCCTCGGTAAACTCGTATTGAGTCCTTACACTAAGAACATGACCCTCGTTGCGCAGGATCTAGTTCCTACTTATGAAGACCTTATCATTGATCAGCAACACTACTTCAAGTTCACAGTAGATGATATTGATAAACTTCAGAACGATGTCGATACAATCAATGAATATGCACAAACTTCAAAGAAGGACATGCAGGTTCTTATCGACACAGACATTCTTGACTACATGCGAAAGAATGTGGACGGAGACAACGCTGTTGGAAACGTCTATAACACAGGTACAGTTGCAGTAGCGACTGGTACAGGTGTTGTAACTGGTACTGGTACTGCTTTCACAGCAGCGATGGTAGGTGGTTACTTCAAGGCAGCTGGTCATACGACTTACTACCTTGTTACTGGCTTCACTAACGGTACAACAATCACAATCACTGATGTTGGTGGAACAGCATATACAGGTGGTGCAATCTCAGCCGGTGCTACTTATGTTATCAATGCTGCTACAGCCGTTGTCCTTACAAAGACAAACGTGTACGCACAGCTTGTAGCTCTCCGAACAAAACTCGGAAATAAGTTGACTGGTAAGGATGGACGATTTATCGTCGTAAACTCAGAATTTGAAGGAGTACTTCTTCAGGCTCCTGAGTTCATCCCTGCGGTTGGAGCTGCATACGAAGAGGCTGTAAAAGGCGCTCGTATCGGACGAATCGCTGGTTTCGAAGTTTACACTTCAGAACTCATCCCTGGTAACAACACTACTGGTTGGTGGTTCATTGCTGGTACAAAGGAATTCTGTTCAATGGCCCTTCAAATTATGAAGGTAAACATTGTTTCTTCAGATAACGATCCAAACTCATTCATGACAACCTGTAAAGGATTGCTCACATGGGGACGAAAAGTTTTCGCTGGAAACCGTGGCCGTGGTGCAGTTCTCCGAGCAACCATCTAAGTCTAATTGGCTTACTCTGTCCCTTCGGGGACAGCGATAAGCCTGTTATAATAAAACCAACAATGACTACTCAACAAATAATTGCATTAGCTCGTAAAAAACTTCTTGAAACAGGAACGGAAATTCTTGATGAAGAGACACTTTTGATCTACGCAAACCTTGCGTATAAGGACATTGCACGAAAAATTTTTCCTAATAGTGCGATCAAATCAGCTACGGTAGTTTTTGTAAACGGTGTCGGCACGCTTCCAACAGATTTTGGAACAATGTATGCCGACGCCTATTCTGTTACAGGAAACGATCACTTCGTTGAGTTAAATATTTCAGACTTCACTCGAGACTCTGGAATTAGTAATGCCGTGTCTATTGAAGGTGGAGTAATGCGCGTATCTCCTCGAAATACAACAAGTTTAAATATCAAATACTATCCAAAGTATGAGGACCTTGAAGCCGGAGGTCAGCCAATGTTCGATGATTACTTCGATGAAGTTATTGTTTATGGAATTCTTTATCGAGCCTATGAGGACCTTCAGGATGTTGAGCTTTCAAAATTCTTCCAAACAAAGTACGACGACATGATCAAGGATAAGATCGCTACTCTTTCAAATTATGAAGAGGATGCTCAGCGAGGAGGTACTATGTTCAATGGTATCAGAATGTTCGGAGGGTATAACAACAATAATGATCCGCATCATTGGTAAAAATATATGCCATTACGACAACAAAAATTCACAATCATACAGGACAACCTCCAAGACATCATCGACGTTGACGCATCCGACGGTCGAAGTGTTCCTGTAAACATGAACTTCGTGGACGAAGGATATCTCACAAAAGATACTGGTATTGCTCTGTTCGGAAATGCTCAGGCGTCTCTTCTTCACTCACTCTTCTATTTCAAAAAGAAAAATGGAAACTCTTTTATCGTTGCTGGTACTGGTAAAAGCCTGAAATACTATAGTAGCGGTACTGGACTTTGGACAGATATAGCAGCGGGGACCGTCACAATTACAGTGGCCTCACCGGCGGTTGCGACTCTGGTGGCTCATGGTTTTAAAGCTGGGACTCCTATTACTTTTAGTACAACAGGCGCCCTTCCTACAGGTGTAACAGCTGGAACCACTTATTATGTAATTGCAACCGGATTAACTTCAGATGCTTTTCAATTTTCAGCAACAGTTGGTGGAGCAGCTATTAACACTTCAGGTACTCAATCTGGAGTTCACACAGTCACTCGAGTCTACACTGAAGGCGCGGAATTCGGCTTTACTGTCTACAACGACGAACTCTATGGTGGCAACGGCGTAGAGAACTTCTTTAAATGGACCGGAACTGCTTTAACAGAATACGATACTGCTCCTAAAGGAAATATCACCGAAGTCTTTGAAGACCGGTTTTTCATCGCGGGTGTAACAGCTGAACCTCTTACTGCTTATTATTCAAACGTAGGAAATCCTACTACCTTCACTCCGACTGATCTTGTTAAACCACTTGGAACTGATAGTATAACCAACCTGAAAAATTACTATGGAACCATGCTCATATTCAAACAAGATAGTATTTGGAAACTCACCTTCAACTACGATCAGGTTGTCAGTCTCTTCGTGCCTAAACTCGAACAGCAATCGGGTACTTATGGAGCATGTTCTCGAAAGGCTGTGTCATGGGTTGAAAACGACTTATGGTTCTTCACCGGACGTGAAGTGCGAGCTATCGGTTTCTCTGACAACGTCTCAGGTATCTTCGGTATTAACCAATCGGTTATTTCTGAACCAATTAAAGAAACTCTTAAGCGTGTTTCTATAGAAAATTTTAAGAAGGTGATCGTGTTCTATGAGAACCGACGCTTCTATCTTGGTGTACCTCTTGAAACAGGAACGGTAGATACGGTCTTTGTTTGTCATACTCTCTATAAAAATTCTTGGACAAAATATACAGGACGAGATAAGGCGCGTGTAAACGACTTCATGGTTGTTGATGGAAACGTATACAGCACAAAAGCTGTGGCGCCGTTCGGAGCTATTCGATGGACAGCTAGTTTAAATGATATAGCTACACCTATTTCATCTCAGGTGTTCTTTCGACGACTTCAAGATAAACAGTTCAATCGTTTCAGAATATTCCGTTACCTCGACATTCTATTTAAGGATCTTGTGGGAACCATTGAACTAACTATTCGTCAGGAAGCGTCCGACCTTGCTGAGGAAAAGAATAAATCATTCTTCCTCGGTAACAGTTCGTTCGGAGCGCTAATTGGTGAGGTTATGTTTGGGGATGGATTGTTTGCTGGTGGTGTGGCTGGATCTATTGAATACAGTCCGTTCATTAAAAAACGAGTTTCTTTCCTCTCAAAAAATCAGGCGATAGTTTTGGGACTTGGAAACAGTGAACTAGACGAAACATTCACGATCGCTCAATTTGCCTTCATGGGTATGGAGCAACCGGAGAAGCTGTTTTCTAGTAGCAAAATTATTAGCGTGGTATAATATTTTCAACATGGCAATCGAAAATGTCCAAAACTTTTTTCAGACAACAATACTAACAAAATGGAATTCTGTTGGCGCTGGAAACTTCTACATTACAACTCTCCCTACTCCCACAAACGGATATTTAGTTATCAATCGTGCATCTACTACAAAGCGTGAGATCGTTCGATATACAGGAAAAGGTACAGATGGAGGTGGTAACTACATTACTATCGCCCTTGCCTCAGATCGAGGTCTTGGAGGCACTACTGCTCAGACTCACGAAGCGGATGAATTGGTACAAATGACGCTTACCGCGGAGCATTGGTCTGATTTGAAAGATCAACTAGCTCTCATGAACGCTGCTATCGACCTTAAGCCTGATGCAAACGACAATACAATATGGGGTGGAAACAATACCTTTAATGGTAATAACACCTTTAATGGAACTAACGTACATACTGGACCGGAAACATTCACTCTGCCGGTCCAAGTTGCTACTCCGGTAGGAGCGAACGATGCTGCTACAATGGCATACGTTCTTTCATTGGTGTTCGGTGGAGCAACAACCGGATTGAACGCAGCGACTCTTACTTATGACTCTTACGGAAGAGTAAAGACGGTTCGAGACAATCAGTTGGGTAAGGTTTATGTTCTGAGTTACAACGCGGATGATAGTCTTAAATCAATCTTCAATGGGGTTTCGACATGGAAGATCAACTACTCGGGAGATCGGGTGGTCAGCATTACCAAAAATAATTAGTAATTAAAAAATATATGTTAGTAATTAACGCAAACAAACAAAAAAATCAGGGCGCAACTGCTCCGAAGGGGACATATTTGTTCTCGACGCCAGCAATGATGTTTCAGGAAATCTTCCGAAAGATCTTCCTGTACAACGCGATAGCATCGCAAGGTACATACACCTTGTCGATCCAACCTACGAACGGTCAGACGACTGTGGTGGGTGGAAAAACGTATACATGGCAGACGACTCTCACTGATGTGGATGGAAACATCAAAATCGGTGCGTCTCTTGCTGCTTCTCAACAGAACCTCATTGATGCAATAAACCTCACCGGAACCGTCGGAACTCAATATGCTGCCTCAATGTCGGAAAATCCTCAGGTATCAGCTGCAACTTCATGGACAACAAACACTTTGGTTGTAACAGCAAAAACAGCTGGTACTGCTGGAAACTCTATTGCAACAGGTGGAACTGCTGGATCATGGGATGCTGCTACTCTTGGAACTACACGCGCGGGCGTAGGAGAAACTGAAACTGATACAGGTCTTTGGTCTTCAAACTGGTCAAACCAATCAGGTTACGCTTCGGTTGCTGATGTAAACGATGCGACATGGACTAACTTTGATGATTACAACCAACAGGGTCAAGGTGGATGGAAAAACTCAGATTTTGCATTTACCTCAGATCTTATTGCTGCTGGTGCTTCTCGAAAAGTTGTTCTTCCTGATCACTTTGGACGTGCGATAAGACGACTTCGAAAAATCTCTCCTCGAATTTATACTCAGAAACGAACTCGAGCTGTTCTTGGTGCGCCATTTACTGCTCACGGAAGTAATCAAATTATAAAAGCTATTCCTCTTGATACTTCTCGAGTAGCTTGGATGTATAACCAACATGGAGGTACAACTGGTATGTATCTTGTTATTGCCTCAGTTGATGCAAACGGACTTCAGACATTCGGTACTCCGGTTCTTATCGACGACAATACCGATGTTGAATTGGTAGATATGTGTATGGTTAGTACCGATAAATTGTTCTTCGTGTTTCCGGGAACAACATCGTTTGCTACTGGACGTGTTGCAACAATCTCAGGTACTACAATTACGATGAACGCAGTTGTTCAAATTGCTGCTACTGCAATCGCTGGATCAGCAACTTGCGAAACTGTAGGAACCGATAAAGCTGTAGTTGCATGGGGTAACGGTACTCAGGTTACATACAACGTAGTATCAATCGCTGGAACTGTGCCTTCATACGGTGCAAACTTCAACATTACTGGATCACCTACTTGGACAAAACTCATTGCAAACGGAACTGATAAACTTCAGGCTTTCTACCTAAAGGCAGCTGGTCCTACAACAATCGTGGTTTCTGTGTCAGGAACCTCAGTATCTTTCGGAGGTGAATTGAACATTATGGGTGGTGCGCTCATGAACAGTAAATATACTCATGCAGCACTTCAAATTGCGACTGATAAATTCATCTGGATGGGAAGTACTTATGATGAAAATGTAAACTTCGATCGAAGAAATACAGCCTTAATTAACGTATCAAGTTTAACTTCATCAGTAGGCGGGACTGCATTAAGCAGTATGAACGGCCACGATACAATGCGTATCTTCCGAGCAAGTGGAAATGATTACTATTATATTGGTCATAACTCAACTGCAATGGCAGGAAAAAAGTTTACTGTTGATACAACAGCAAATACTATAACTTTCCAAAGCGGAAACCCTGTTGGTGAATGGGCTAGACGAGGTACCGATTGGCACACTTCAGGACGATGGTTCTCAAATTGGCACTCATACCATGATAACTATGGCTTCGGAGGTCAGAATGTAATTGTTCAAGTTGGAACAAAACACATCATGATGGGTCTTGGTGTTGCTAGTCAGTTTGAGTATGTTTCAACGGACAACATCTCATTGCAAATTCTTCACAAAGAAAGTGTGGTAGCTACCATAAATACAACTTACGGTTTTTTGGTCGAGCCAATAAGTGTGAATTACACTCTTCCTGAAACTACAAATGAGTTTCACTACAAGATTAGAAACAATAGCGCTTCTCCTATCTACTTGTGGCAAGCCCGAACTTGGATAGAGCTAGAATAATTAACCAACAATACAAATGGCAACCTACGTCGTAAAACCCGGGGATAGCCTAAGCAAGATTGCAAAAGCCTTAGGTGTACCAGTATCCAGCTTGACTGGATATAAGTCAGGAGATCCAAACAAGATCGCCGTGGGTGAAACCTTGTCTTATGGTAATACAGCTCCTAAATCACCAGCGGGAACATCTGGTATAACAAATCAAAGTCAGGCTTATCAAGACGCTCTGAAGTATGGAGCAGCAGGACGTGGAGAATATGATAATTCTGCGATCACCAAAGAAGCTACCGGCTTCGGTGTTCCAATGTCTGAAATTGGAGACTATCAAAGTGATCCAAATTACCGTATTCCTACATCTTACTTCTCAACCTATCGAGCGCCTGTAACTCTTTCTGGTGGTGAGTCTAAAAGTCTTGCAAAACAATACGGTCTTGCTGGTATTGCTGATGATGATTATGCAGGACTTACTCGATCACAAGCGCAAGCAAAGGCAGCAGAAAAACAAGCTCAGTTGAAGAGCCAAACATCGGCTCTTACTTCTTATACCTTTAACCCAAAGACAATCGCTGGTTTCAACCAAACACTCGGCAATGCTCGAATGAAGATGGACTCAGTTACAAATGATCCGTGGGTAAACAAGAACGAAAAGAAGGACAAGCAAAAAGCTATCCTTGAAAGTTTCACTGATCAATTTGCTGGACTTTTCGGATCATCTCAAGAGTTCGAAGCAGCTATGCAAAATCCGGACTTCCAAAAGTCTCTGATGCAATATCAGCAAATGGGTGGAAATGTAAGTAATATTGCAGCTAAAATCACAGCAAATCCTTCAGTGGAGGTAACAGGAGAAATTCAAAATCCTGATGGAAGTTGGCGTGTTCAATACTCTGATGGATATGAGGACAATCGAAGATATGTCATGAACCCTGATGGTACATACACAGCTCGAGAAGTTCAGACACTCGACGATTATCTTGGTGCTATGAAAAATCCTTCAGATCGACGAGCGCTTGAGTCTCTTATTCCTGAAAAAGAGGTTTATCAAGAACAAATTGCTCTTGAACAAAGTATTCCTGAACAATATCGTGAACTTTATTTCGGAACACCTCAACAGGTGGGTCTTGTTCAACAGCGACGAAAACAAGCAGAAGAGGAAATCAAACTTCTTGAAGTTCGAGCAAAAACTGAGGAGCATAACATGCGCGCTCAGGCTAATTTTGCTATCGAACGAAATCAGAAACAGCTTGCTATTGAAGCTGATCAAGTTGAAGAGAACCGACTTGCTGCTAAGAACTATATGACAGGTATGTTGGCAAAACTTGGAGCGTTGAATACTACCGGTGCAGCGCCTCAGGCTATTGCTACTCTTGAACAGAAGTATCAAGCGCAAGCTCAAAAACTCCGAACCTCATACGAAATGGAAAATCGTGAGATTGAACTCAAGCTCAATGAAACTGTGGATGAAATCAACCTTTCTAAGGATGAGGAAATTCTCAAGACTAAGGGCGACCTTTCAAAAACAGAAGAGGATATCTGGAAGGAAGTATTCAAACTACAAAATGAAGCTGATCGTAAGACACTTGGTATTGTTGAAAAATATACCCTTCACTTTAAGACTCAACGTGAGAAGTTTGCTAAAGAAGCTAAGCTCGAAGCTGAAAAGAACGCAAAAGCATACGCAAAACTTGCTGCTAAATATGATGCAGCTAAGATCGCGAAGACAGTTACAAAGGGTGGTATGGAAGGTGGATACACCATTCGAGGAAAAGAAAAAGGTATTCTTATGCCTGATGGAACGATCAAGCCTTTCAACCTTACTCCTGCACTTGCTCAAGAAGTTGAAAATGCTGAAATCTTCGGTGAGGATGCAATCAAATTCTTTACCGCAACTGAACCTGCCTTCCGTGATTATTTGATCACGAGCGATAAACTTCGATTGAATAAAGCTCAATTAAAAACTGAATACGATAAGTGGAAAGCAGAGAAAGCGAAAAAAGGTAAGACTCCGGGCGGGCGAGAATACTAATAAATAAACATGCCATTATCACCCTTCGAGATAATTAAAAAAGGAGGCGCAGCGATTATCAACTATGGTAAGCAGGGCCTCGATAAAATAGCGCCGGATGTTAAACAAAACACTGACGGTACTTTTACTCCTACAACTCGTGGGCTTATTAAGAATACCGTTCTCGGTCTTCCAAAAGAGACACTTATTGTGGGTAAGGATATGGCTCAGGGTACTGCGCGAGGACTTGCAACTCTCGGACAGGGTATGATCTCTACCGGTGAAAGTGCAGTGACTGGTTTTAAAAAGCCAATCTCAACTCAGCTTCCTGCTCCTCAAAGTGAATTCGATCGAAAGGTAATGAGCTTCATGTATGGAACTGATAAGCCTTTCTCTGTAACAACTGAAGGACAGGACATGACTCGTATGGTTGGTATTCCTGAAGGATCAAAGGCTGAAAAATGGCTTGCTCCGGTTGTAGGTAGTCTTATGCCGATCCTCGATGCTGTTCCGGGTGGACGTGGAGGTAAGACACTTCTTAAACAAGTTGCTCCTGATATGTTGGAGCGACTCGTAAAGTCTGGTGACAAAAACTCCATTCGAACTTATTTGAAGAGTATTGGTGCGAGTGATGATGTTGTTGATGATCTTGCTCACAATATTGCAAAAACAAATGATCGAAAAGTTATTGAAGCCCACTTAAATAGTGTGAAGGTTACTGATGTTCCAAAAAACACAAAAGCTCCACTTCCTCGAGAGCTTGAGGAACGAAGGATTGCACTTGAAATAAAGGAACAAGCGCTTCGAGATAATCCTGTTGCTCAAGTTGATCAAAGAAAATTGATGCGAAAGGAAGGGGATATTGTTGATATTGGAAATGTTCGAAACAAGCCGGTTCGAAAAATGGAGGATATAATCGCTGAAACTGGTATCAATGATCCACGAAAGTTTGTAGACGAAGTAGCAAACTATAAGAAGGGGATGGCTGAAGTTTCAGCTGAAAAGAAGGCACTTCGACAGGCTATTGCCGATCAAAGAGTTCCACGTCCTATCGACTCAATCGTTCGAAACACATCTCGAGATGTTCCGGGAACAGCTAAGTTTGATAACATACACGATGAAGATCTTGGAGAAGTTTTGACCTTCATTGACCGAAGCCGTATTCCAAATGCAAAACCTAGTGTTCAAAATGAAATTGCTGTTCGTCGTCTTGCTGAACGGTATGGTGTAAATCCAAATCAACCTAATGCTCGTCTCGCAAATGCTCTTGAAAAGGTGATAGAAAAAACTCCTTCGGTAAAACAAAAGATCCTTAATGGATTTCAACCAAAACCAAAGACCGTTAATAGAGCAGTAGACTCAATGTCTACCGGAGAAGTTCGATCACTTGAAAAGGTTGCTGAACAGGACCGATATAAAACTGTTCCTGATGCTCCTAATACTCCTACTGCTTTTCCTGCGTTTGATGAAGCTGTCCGAAAAACTCCTACACCTCTTTCAAAGAAGGTGGGATTTCATGATGCTATTCGAACACCTGAAAATGTATTTCGTAAGATGGGACTCTCAAAAGAGTTCGATGACATTCGACGATCTCACGAGGGGTACGTTCAGGAACTTCCAAAGAATATTGAGAAGATTTCTCAGTGGGCTAAGCAAGTTACACCCGAAGAGAATACAAAAATATTCCGATACCTTGATGGAGAAGCTGTTGATCTTTCGGCAAAGGAAGCGAAGATTGCTGATGAAGTAAAGAAGTATCTTGAAGAATGGGCTGATCGACTTGGACTTCCTGAAGACAAGCGTATCTCACACTACATCACTCACATTTTTGATGATCAGCTTATTAAAAAAGAATTCGATGAAGACCTCGCAAAACTTATATCTGATAAAGTTCCCGGATCCGTGTACGATCCATTCCTCGAGAAGCGTCTTGGTGCTGCTGGATACAAACAAGATTTTGTCGCTGCCCTTGATGCTTACACTAAGCGTGCTACCCGAAAGGTACACATGGACCCTGCTCTTTCTCAGTTGTCAGATGTTGCACAAAAACTTGAGAAGAGTCAGTTTGACTACATAAAGAAGTTTGCGGATCGCGTAAACATGCGACCTTCTGATTTTGATACTGCTGTTGATAACACCATGAAGCAAATGCTTGGCTACAAGCTCGGCGCTCGACCTGTTGCTAAGATCAGTCGCTTCCTTCGACAAATGACATTCCGTGGTATGCTCGGTGCAAACGTAGGATCAGCACTTCGAAACCTATCTCAGGGTGTAAACACCTATGCAAAACTCGGTGAAAAATATACTGCTATCGGATATGCCAAAATAGCAACGCAAGGATTAGCTGAAGCTCGAGAAGTTGGTGTGCTTGCCGACAATTTCATTACGGACCGAAACATCTCAGCTGCCGGTAAAGCGATGGAGAAACTCGACAAGGGATTATTCCTCATGTTCGATACTGCTGAAAAAGTGAACCGTGCCTCTGCTTATTACGGTGCTAAATCTAAAGCTCTTGCTCAAGGAAAAAGTCTTGAGGAAGCTATTGAGTATGGTAAGAAGATCGTTCGTGATACTCAGTTCCAATACTCAGCTATAGATACTCCTCTGGCGCTTCAGAATGACCTTGTGAAGGTGTTTCTACAGTTCTTGACCTATCCGGTGAAACAGACTGAATTCCTCGCTGGAATGGCAAAAAACAAGGAATACATGGGTATTGCTCGATACACCATTGGTGGTCTTGCTTTCGTGTACACCGTGGGATCAGCTCTTGGAATGGAACCAAAAGAACTCATCCCATTCTCAGGACAAATCACTGGTGATCATAAGTTCGGAGTACCTCCATCTATGAAGTTGCCGGTTGAAGCTGCGAAGGCTGCTCTCAATACTCCTGATCAATATGGAAATGCTCGAGACACTGAAAAGAAATTAAAGGATGTAGGTAATGCTGCATGGGGTGTACTTCCGGGTGGTATTCAACTTAAGAAAACTCTTCAGGGAAGGAAAGCTGTTGAGGAAGGTGGATCATTTGATGCTGCTGGCAGACAACAGTTCCCTGTTGGTGGAACTCCTGCAAAAGATGTTCAGGCTTATATATTTGGTAAATATGCAAACAAGGACGCTAAAGCATACTTTGAAAAGAAGGAAGGAAATGCTCCAAAAACTGAAGCTGAGAAACGTCTTGAAGAGGTTAAAGAAAAAAATGAACCTCGTAAAAAGGAACTTACAAAAATCTACAACGATGTTCAATCACTGGTGAATACTGGCCGTGAAGAGGAAGCTAATGCCATTATTGATGGTCTTTCTGAAGAGGACTACGAAATGTACAAGGACATTCGAACAGCTAAGAAGAGCGCTGCCACGAAGGAAAAAACAGAAAAGATGTACGACGTGGTGTTGGAAGTTCAGCATTGGAAGGAAAAAGGCGATATGGATGCCGTTGCAAAAATTGTAGACAGTCTTTCTGACGATGACTACGAAATTTATGTTAAAGCTAAGAAGAAACTCGGCTACTAAAGTGGTATAATAAAAAACAACATGGAAAAAGATCGACAACTCTACCAATTATATAAAAAAGCGTTCGAAGACATCGTCGAGGTTCTTAAAAATCAACAAAAAATTGAACTTAAGGGCGCTGAAGTTGTCACAATTCAAGGTTTGCCGGGCCATACTCCAACAAAAGAAGAGCTTTTGGAGCTTATTAAGCCACTTATCCCCAATATCCCCGAAGTTATCCACGGAAAAACTCCTTCACGCGAGGAGCTTTTAGCGTTGATTGAGCCTCTGATCCCTGAACCACGTCACGGTGAAACTCCGACAGTAGATAAATTGCTTGGACTCATTAAACCTCTCATTCCTAAGGTAAAAGATGGTGAAACACCTTCAGATGATCGACTTCGAAAGCTGATCTTGCCTCTTATCCCTAAAATTGATGTTCCGGTAGCTCCGACAGCGGATGAAATCATAAAAAAACTTCTTGATGGTGAGGTAAAAATTCCTGAGGAAGCTATTGCTATAAACTGGGATCGTTTTGCTGGGCCTCGATCACACATGTATCCTGCCGGAGGTGCGCGGGAATTTATTTCACTTACCGATACACCCGATACCTATAAAGGTCATGCCCTTGAAGCGGTCCGCGTAAATTCAGATGGTACTGGCCTTGAATTTTACATACCTGTTTCTTCAGGAACTCCTACATGGGGAGCTATTGTTGGTACACTTTCAAATCAAACAGATCTTCAGAACGCTCTTAACTTAAAATCAGATACTTCTCATACTCACACTTTTGCATCACTCACTTCAAAGCCTACAACCTTAGCTGGTTATGGAATTACTGATGCTGCTGCTTCAGGACACACTCACGTTGCAGCAAATATTACTGACTTTAATACAGCTGTTGATGCTCGGATCTCTACTCACGCTCTTGCACTTACTGATGTATATACTGTTGCTTCACAAGCAGCGCAACTTGCACTTACTGCACAAGAAGGAGATGTTGCAATCCGAAGTGATATTAGTAAGACATACATTCATAACGGTGGTACTGCTGGAACAATGGCTGACTGGTCTGAACTTGCTTCACCTACCGATGCTGTTACTTCAGTAAACGGTCAAACTGGCGTGGTTGTTTTGAATACTTCACACATCGCTGAGTCAGGAAACCTTTACTATACAGATACACGCGCACGAGCAGCAATGACCGGTGCCATTAGTGGTCTTGTTACAACAAACCTCACCGCTTCTCGCGCTCTCGTTTCAGATGCTTCAGGAAAAATTATAGTAGCGACAACGACTGCAACTGAAATTGGATATGTAAACGGTGTAACCTCAGCAATTCAAACTCAGCTCAACGCAAAGCAAGCAACAATTACCGGAGGTGCTACAACAATCGTCTCTTCAAACCTTACTGCTTCTCGAGCGTTGGCTTCCGATACTTCCGGCAAGGTTGCTGTATCGGCTGTAACATCTACTGAACTTGGATATGTTGCGGGGGTTACTTCAGCAATTCAGACTCAGCTCAACGGGAAAGCAAGTAGTACCCACACTCATGCTCAATCAGATATCACCAACCTCGTTTCTGATTTAGCTGGAAAGGCAAGTGCAACTCACACTCATGCTCAATCAGATATTACTAACCTTACTACCGATCTTGCTGCCAAAGCCAACCTTTCAGGTGCAATATTTACAGGGAACGTAGTATTAAACAATGCTGGGGACCAAGCTCTCACTATTGCACATGATGCTACTGCTACATATAAAAAGCATTATTTTAGAAACTATCAAGGCACACTTTATATCTACCACGGCACACCTTCTGCATCACCAAACACCACAGTTGATGGAACAAGTGGAAACTGGACAATGCAGGGTAGTCTTACTGTTGCGGGTATTACCTCGGGATCAGATATCAATATTCAAGGATATTCAATTCCAACACTTCGACTAAAAACAAACCAACCGGGTACACGAGAATGGAGATTGTCTTCAGGATACAACGATGCAGACTCAATTTCGCTTGTGGATGTAACGGCTTCAAATGCACAGCGAATTATTGTAAATCAAAATGGACAAGTATATCTTCCAGCTGAACTTCGTATTGCTTCATTAGCTGGAATTCTTAAGGCAACTGCTGGTGTTGTTTCTGTTGCTGTAGCCGGAACTGATTATGCTGCTGCTTCTCATGCTCACTCCGGTGCCGATATTACTTCAGGGACCGTTGCTGCTGCTCGACTTGGATCAGGAACAGCGGACAATACAACCTTCCTTCGAGGAGATGGTGCATGGACCGCAATTTCAGCAACCGTAAACTGGGGATCTATCGGAGGTACTCTTTCTAACCAAACTGATTTAAATACTGCACTTGCCGGTAAAGCATCAACCTCACATACCCATGCTTGGGCCGATATCACCTCAGGTCTTCCTACAACTTTGGCAGGATATGGAATTACGGATGCTGCTTCAAGTAGTCACACTCACGCATATTCTTCTCTCACAAGTATTCCTGCAACATTTGCTCCTTCAGCACACACCCATCCTCAGTCCGATATCACAAACCTCACTACTGATCTTGCTGCAAAACAGGCACAGCTCAACGGAACAGGATTTGTAAAAGCATCAGGAACAACAATTACTTATGACAACTCAACTTATCTCACAACCTCCGCAGCTGCTTCTGCTTATCAGCCTTTGGACAGCGATCTTACTACTATTGCTGGTCTTACTGCAACCACCGACAACTTTATAGTTGCCGTATCTTCAGCTTGGGCTTCACGAACTCCGGCTCAGGTCCGAACAACTCTGGGATTAGTGATTGGTACAAACGTACAGGCTTACTCAGCAAACCTTACTACATACGCTGGTATTGCTCCTTCAGCAAACATGCAAACCTTCTTGGGTTCTGCTGACTATGCTGCAATGCGAACAAACCTCGGCCTTGTGATTGGTACAAACGTACAGGCATACAGCGCAACGCTCACTTCATGGGCTGGTAAAACTGTTCCTACTGGAACTGTTATAGGAACTACTGATACTCAAACGATGACCAACAAGCGCATGACTAAGCGTGTTGGAACAGTCGCTTCATCATCAACACCTACTCCTAGTGCTGATGATCATGATATGTACACCGTCACAGCTCTTGCTGCTGGTGCTACATTTGGTGCGCCAACTGGAACTCCAACAGACGGACAGGAATTGTGGATCAGAGTTAAAGATAATGGATCAGCTCAAACACTTGCTTTCAATGCAATTTATCGAGCGCTTGGTATCACACTTCCTACTACTACAGTAGCGGGCAAGACGTTGTACTTTAAGTGTATGTATAACGCAGCGGATACTAAGTGGGACGTACTAGCTTATGGAGTACAAGCATAATTATGGCAAAACATTCATTCGACAACGTATTTGATCCTGAGGTACTAGCAAAGCTGGTGCCTAATAAGGATGGAGAAAATGGGGAAAGCAAAACTTTCACTGTTCATTTGACTGACGGTAGTACTTATATAGTACCTATCACAAGCAAACAGTCCGGTCTTGAAGTCGGCGCTGAAGACAAGATCAAAGCTGACAAAAAATATAAGGATCTAAAAATAAAGAAGGATAAAGAGAAACAAAAATAATGGCTTACGCAATAGTATCATCATCAGCAAAAAACGGAGGTGGAGGGTATGTCCAACAATGGGACCATGCTCATTCTTTTACAGCTGGAAATGCTGCGGTTGTTGCTCTTGCTGCTGGTGAAGGTGATGCTCCTACACTTACTGATCTTACTCATAGCCAACTATGGGTAGAATTAAACGAAACTGTAAACATTGGTGATCGACGTGCTGAATTGTGGTTGATCTTAAATGTAAGCACTACAGGCTCAAAAACAACACGATTTTATTCAGGGGGTAATTGGGCCGACTCCGCTGCATACTTTTTTGAAATATCAGGTCTTTCGGCTACTACTCCATTAGATCAAATTGCTGAAGCTGTTGCGGATGCGGTTACAACCCACGCTTCAGGTGCTACAGCAGCACTTGCTCAATCAAATGAAATGGTTGTTGGTGTAATGGCAGCAACAAATCAGGTGCCGGGTGTCACAGGAGATGCTTCGTATGGTACACTTTATTCAGCCACAGGTTTCGACTCATGGACATCTGTTCATGTTCAATTTAAAAGCGCTGGATCGACAGCGGGTCAAAGCTATACCGTCACTACTAGTAGTGGTACTCATAGTTCTACGATGGTTGTCACATTGAAGGAGTCAGGCGGTGCGCCACCTCCCGCGGACACATCAAAGTTTTTCTTTTAACAGCAATTTAGTATATAATATACCTAACATGTCAATAAAAAATCCGACAGTAAAGGAATTATTAGTTAAAACTGACAAACAGCAACAAGAAATTCTCGGTGCTATTGCAAAAATCGGCAATAATACACCGACACCTCCGACTCCACCAGATCCACAGGATCCTACACCACCATCAGGAGGTAAAAAGTTTTTCAACGCCAAGACTCAGCTCCATACATGGCTTGAAATGAATAAGTCTCATAAGGATTATCAACTTCTTAAAACAAAGATCGCTGATAAGCCTTGTTTCGTATGGCTAAATGGTAGTGAAGCGGATATTGCATTAGTTCGTAGAACTATGGAAGAGTGCGGGGACACAATCCCTGCTTTTGTTGTATATGCAATTCCTGATCGAGATGCTCAGCAACATTCAGCCGGTGGATTTAAAACAGTTGAAGACTACAACAAATGGGTTGGTGGTCTTGGATGGGCTGTTCAAATTGCCGGTAACAAGCCTTGCGTCTTCATCGTTGAACCTGATGCTCTTGGGCTTCTTAATGATCGACCTACTACATACCCATGTATCAATGCTGCTGTGGATATTCTCCGAAAAAACAGCAACACAAAAATCTTCGTTGAAGCTGCTATGTGGATCCCCGCTAATGATATGGCTGGACGAGTAAAGGGTGCTGGAATTGAACGCGCTCACGGTATTGCTGTGAATACTTCAGGACGAGCAAAGACTGATGTAGCTGAAGCGTATGCTCGAGACGTTCTCAAGAACCTTCGATCAGGTCTTCAGATCATTGTGGATATTTCACGAAATGGTGGTAACACAAAAGAAGGTGATTGGTGTAATCCTACAGGCGAGAAGCTCGGATCAGATCCGGTCATCATCGACAAGGGTGATGTATATGCACACGGTTGGGTAAAACTTCCCGGAGAGTCGGACGGGAATTGTAATGGCGGACCTAATGCTGGAACACTATGGATCGAAAGAGCTGTAGAACTAGCGAGTTAATATATGTCTTTATTCTTTCTAATCTTCATCTTCACCGAAATAATAGCAACCGGTGTGTCGGTGTTTTACATCAACAAACTACGGCGTCATACCCTCACTCCGAACGGTACTTGGGAGTATTTACTAGCGGGCTTTGCTCTTGTTCTCGGATTGCAGGTCGCAAGTTTCTGGGTATTGGGGGATATTAAAACCCACATTCCACCTACACTTCCTACAATTACATTCTTTATGATGTCTTCGGTTGCGCGACTTTTGAAGATGTACGGAATTATCCGGATCTATACTCGTATAGAGGCGAAAGGAAAGATACTTAATGGAAAATAACGATATGGACTGGACACCAATAATCATCGCCCTCATAACATCTGTCGGAGTAACCAGCTTAGGTATTATTGCTGGACGCCGAAAGAACAACGCGGAAACACAGAATGTTGTGGTGTCCGGTGAAATTATGATCGGTAAGGAATGGGCTGCTTATGCGCAGCAACAGAAGCTAGATAAAGAGGAACTCCGAAAGGAATTCAAGGATAAATTTGATGGTCTTCAAGCGAGCTTCAATGATCTCGGCAATAAATTTATAACCCTTCAAAACGAACACAATGATTTGAAGGATAAATATAAGGCTCTCGAAGATAAATATAATGCTCTGCTCAAGGAGAATAATGATCTCAAAGAAGAGCGACAAGACAAACTGGACCGTATCATAATCCTTGAAGGTCAGGTTGAGGACTTCAAAAAACAACTTGAACAATATCAAACTGCTAAGGATAGCAAAATAGATCACGCAAAAGAGGATCTTCATAAGTCGGTTGAGGATCAACTTGAAGGAATAAAACACTAATATGAAAAAACCAAAGCCTGTAAAACCAAAAGAGTCACATCATGTTGTTGGTCCACTCGGACGACGACGATCGCCTGACACAAAGCATATTGAAAAATATCCTTTCAGGGTTGTACGGGCGGTGGCTAATGTAGAAAATATCCTTCCCCTTCCTTCATGGCATGAGGAACATGATCAAGGTACTGAAGGTGCTTGTGTTGGGTATGGATGGTCTATGGCAAAAGCCATTCTCGATAAGCAACGATTTAATGATGCGTGGCTATGGAACGAAGCTAAGAAAATAGATATATGGCCTGATACAAATCCGGGTGATAATAACGGTACTTCAGTTCGAGCTGCCGGTGATGTGCTTCGTGATCAAGGCCATGTTCTTAAAGGCAAAAGATCTCCTGAACGACGATGGGCTATTCAAGAAAACAGATGGGCCACTACCGTTGATGAAATGCGAACAGCTATTGCTGGAAATGTTCCTGTAGTTATTGGTGTTAATTGGTATAGCAACTTCGACAATCCTCAGCACAAAGGTACTGAACATTGGATTGGTGAAGGATCTCTCGGACATATTCGAGGAGGTCACTGTGTCTGTATTATTGGAGCGTCTGACAAACGACAGGCCTTTCTTGCTAAAAACTCATGGGGTAAAAATTATCCTCTTGTGTGGATACCGTATACAACAATGCAACGTCTTCTTAATGAGGATGGTGAAGCTGCTCTTATAACTGATGAGGTTGAAGTTGATT